TTATTTTGATTAAGTTAAGTGTATGCCCCTCCCATTAGAAGGGGCTATTTAATTATGAAAGTTTAGTACAGGCTACTTCCAATCTGTACATCCACAAATCTTGTAGGATGACACAAGAATAGAAAGTGTCCCATGCTACCGTTCCACGCTGTCCAAGTGGATCACCGGGGCCGGGTTTTGGCATAACAACCTTAGAGCGGAGTGAATCCATTCCACCTAGTGTTGCACAACCAATTGCATCCTCTGCAAAAATAAGCACAGGGTATACATCAGCATTTGCCGCTCCTGTGGATACACAGTTAGCAACACCGTTAGTGTCACCTGCATCCTTGAAAGGAACTGCCTGAGTTGTAGTGATGAAACGTACACCTTCCACGCCACCAATCTCACCCTCAATTGCATCGCCTTGATCAGAATACTTCTCAACAGCTACAAAGCCGGGAAGTGCCTGAATGTCCTGACGGAGGTCAGGGTGGCAAATCGCAATATAAGATTCACGAATTGGCTCTGTGGAGATACCAACAGATGCTTTCAACTTTGACTTAAGTTTCCCTGCATCATTGTTCTCAAGTGCACGAATAGCCGTTTGTAGTGGGCCTAAAGTTGGTGTGTTAGCACCGGGATTATTTACCGCTGGTACAACACCACCGATACCCATATCAACATCTGAACGAGCAGATGCGGATGTTCCTACATACTTAACCTGTGTGCCAGCACGGAAAACCTTATAGCTGAGAAAGTCAATTGTCTCACCAGCTTGAGTTGCTTGCCGTTCTGATATGATTTTTAACACCGGGTCTGCCGCCGCCGCAAGCTGTACATCAGTGGTGTTCACGTATGAGCCATATTGCTTCAACGTGTGCATCAAGGTTGTATGCTCAAGACTTGAGAAGTCCGGGGTTACACCTTCAGCAATCGGGGTGTCCACAATTGGAAACCTCTCATATCTGCGGTGTCTAATCTCTAATCCCTGTTTTTGTGGTTTTGTTTCCTTTTGTGCAAATTTAGCAAAAGTCAACAGTCGCTTCGCAATCGGAAGCATTTTTTTCTGAATCGTAAACGCATCATTCTTACTGAGATCACCATAAGATGATCCGCTTATCGAGCCAGTTCCGCCATAAGCCGCCATAGTATTACTCCTTTAGTTAGGTTATTTAGTTATTCGGGAATGGCTTCCCATAATTCTTCATCGGACAAATTGTCCATATTCTTGCTCTTAATCGGAGCGGAGTTCCCTAAAAGACCAGTCGCCGCTGTCCTCTTAGCTTGTCTCTTGGTACTTGCTTTAGACGCTTTCTTTTCATCTTCTTCGGAATGTCTCCACGCTGATTCACCGCTGGCGGTGGAAAGGAATAACTGCATAACTGAAGCATGATCGACTGGGTCTGTTGACTCTGTCATCATTTTTGTCATGGCTGGACTACCTAGAACAAAAGCCTGAAAATCAGGGTCTTTGTCAATATCTCTGTAGTCTTCTCCCACATTATCAAGCATATAATTCTCATGATAACGCAGAAAATTCTGGTAGGTTTGTTCTTGATTCTGTTCTTCTAACGACTTTAACCGCTCCTGAGCCTGTAAGGTGGCTTGTTGCAAGGTAGTACCCTGCTTCGCCATCTCATGTTGGATCATTTTACGGAATGTAGAAGACAGTTCACTGAACTCCTCCATTGTCTGCTTATCTTCTTTATTGAAGAATTTTTCCGCATCTTGGGGGTCTACCGGGGGTTCTTCCGTTTCTGAAAGACCCTTTTTGGCCCTGTCTAATGCTTGTTCACGCTCGACATCTCTGAGCCTTAGCTCATTGAGGTCTTCACGCATCCTTGCAGACTCTTCATTCCTTTTATGAAACTCTCGCTCTAAATCCTTATAACGAGATTCATAATCATGCTGTGGTTCTTCAGGCTCTTCGTCTTCGGTCTCATCTTCATCATCTTCTACAGGTTCCTCTTCTGAATCTTCCGAATCCTCTTCAGGTTCTTCTTCTTCCGATTCTTTTTGAGGGGTGCCCTCTGACTCTGAATCTCCTTCGGCTTCATCCTGACTCCAAAGTTCTTCGTCTGAGGCTTCAGATTCTTCTACAGACTCTTCAACCTCTTCAACTACCTCTTCTTCTGACATATAACTCCTTCCAATGTCCCGATACGTTTACGGATTGGTTTTAAAATTTGTTCCCTGCCTCTTAATTAAGGTGTAAGGGTTCTCCTGTTATACTACTTTGTTTCTGCAATATCAAGCATTTCTTGCCATGCTTGTATTTTGCCTATAGATACATTATGCCTTGAAACTGATTCTTGGTCAACTAATTGTTTTGACTTAATTATATCATATGCATCTTGTATCTTTTTTTCAATCATTTGTTTGTACTGTTGCCAGCCGGGAGACTGGGACAGCATTGCTAGTACATCATTGCGGGGCATTTTCCTCGAACTCTCTTTGTTGAACTTGTTGTGCATCAGGGCCGCCCTGTAGTCTCTCTTGTGCAGGGCCAGCTTGTGTTGGGTCTTCTGGCATATTAGGTGGTGGGCCTTCTCCATCTGGTGGTAACCCTTGTTCTGCCAATTCTTCTGGTGGTGGGCCTTCTCTTGCCTCCCTCTCCATAGCTTCACGTTGAGCATCTCCTAACAACCTTTGTTGTTTATTAGTTGCTTCTTCGTGACGCATTCTAGCTCTTTGTGACTCTACACGCATATCATCTTCCTCTAAGAGAACACTATGCTGTGCTAGATTAGTCTCATTTAATACGTTACCTTGTTTAATTAATTCTAATCTTTCCTGCATCTCCATCTTACGCTGGTCTTCAGAGACTTGTTGTTTTTCTTCTAATAGTGACTTGTTTTGCTCTACCTCTATATTTGCCTGTGCCTGCTGTTGTATTTGTTGAGCCTGCATCTGCATCTGCATTTGAGCTTGTTGTTGGGCCGCTTGAGCTTGTGCCGCAGAACTTTCTTCCATTTGTTTTTGTTGTGCCTGCACTTGAGCTTGTTGTTCCTCTGTAACTTCCTGCTCTGTCTTTACAACTTTATCTGGCTCCATATTAAATGCACGGAGTAGTGGTCTAGTAAAAGCCTCATTCTTAAGATAACTCTTTATCTCAGGGAATTGGCCTATTACCTGTAAGAAGTTAATAAGTTGCGTATTATGTACTTCTTTTGCAACGTATTGTTCATAACCTGTAGATATAGCCTCATAGTCACCCTTAATACTTGCGTCCATAGAATCTACCATTAACCACCTGTATACTGCCTGTACATTCTTAGTGATCATTGAGGACACAGACCTGACTACATCTGCTGTCTGTCTGTTTGCGTTGGAATTAAGAATTGACATCCCTGTAGCTGTCTTAGTCTGTGCAGGGGACATATCTCCATATCCTATACTTGTCTGTCCTGAGTCTAGGTCTGCCTCACGTTCAAGTTGCTGTATTATCGAAAGAAGTCCGTTTGTTACATCTGGAATTTGTACAGAACTGAAGGAATCTCGTACTGAAGCTCCGGGTTTTACACGGAACTGCTTACCCGGATATATCTGTTCTGTGTCTGTACCGGGTTCAAATGCGTTGGGGTCTATAACTGTTAGGGGGGCCGCTGATAAGGACTTGCCCTCAACCATCATTGCGTATGAAAAGTTTAGGATCGCTTGAGCATCTCTGATGGCATAATATATACCGTCACCCCATATCGACTCTGGATTCTTCTGCCAGTTGCAGAAATGGAATGGTAAGGTATCGTCAAAGGGGTTTTCTGCTATCTTAACGACAACATCCCCTATAACTGTAATGACAACAGACATAGCATCTGGTATGTCCTCTGATTCAATAGGTAGGTGAGGTGCTAAGTCCTTGCCATCTAGTCTACCCCAAAATTCTAAAACTTCAAACTTCTTTAATTTTGTTCCTGAAGTCTCATCAAATTTCTTCGGGTGTTCGCTGTCGTCATATCCATGTGAAAGCCCAATTTCATCCTCAATAATCTTATCAAGTGCTCCGGGGACAAATCCCTCTTGGTTCTTAGCTAATCTTCTGAGTTGTATTTTACTAAGGAATGATCTTTGAATAACGTAGTCAGCGTCTTCTGCACTTATTGCTTCAGGGGATGGGAATATGTTCCATATACTCACGTATTTAACCGTGGGCATTAACTCCGCTTCAAGAAACGACTCAACCGCCAACTGATCGTCTGCAGTCTGTACCGCAGAGTAGACAGGGAAATTTTTGTATTCAAGCGAAATACCTTTAGTACACCCTGTGCCATATAAACACATTTCATGTATAGCGTGTTGTACCTGCTCGTTGTAATTCGTTCTGTCAAATATGTCCCTAATCTTGAACTCCATCTGTTTAGAGCGTTCAAGGATTGCGTCTTCAAGCAGGTCAGGCCTGTCTGGGGCCGCTTGTATATCGGGAGGATAAAACCGGGGTTTACGACTTGGCGTAATGCTAAACGGTACTTTCCCATCTTCAAATAGTAGCGTATTAACCTTAATCTTCGCTGAATTAATTTTACGCCTAGTTTGATTGACAAAGATACCCCTTTCATTTGCCAGTTCATTAGCCTTTGATATCTTTGAAGGATATTTTCCTCTGTACGCATCATAAGCCTCCACCCAATGCTGTTCGTGATCTCTACGATATTCTCTGGCTTCATCAAACTTTTCTTGCACCACTGCCGCAAAGTCGTCTAAGTCAGCCTCCACTACCTTAACCTCAGCAACTGCTACTCCATCTGGAGTCTCAAATTCCTCAGTTCCGTCATAATCGTATTCTGCCATTATTTAACACTCCTTGTTTCTGTGCGGGGCAAAGTTT